CATGGTGATCACTCCTCACACCCCGCCCCGTTGTGGATAAGTCGGGCAGGGTAGGTTGAACACCTGGGTCAGATTTCAGTCGGCACTATCCTCGTAAATGGGTCAAATTTCAGTCGGCGCCAACACCCGGTGGCTGTGGCGCATAGGGAGCTGCAGTTCGATGGTGATGACGACCTTGCCCATGACGCGAGCGCCCCAACTCCGGAGCCAAGATGCGCCCTGTGGGCTTGCCGTAGACGTGCTGCAGGACCAGGTCTCAACAAACGTTATCAATCAGTAAGATTTTTATTGTCGCATAATGTTGGCATGCATGCTCCAGCCGTCACATGCCAGCGGATCGACGCCCTCACGGTGGCATGGGCGAAGGAAGCGGGCGAACGCACCGCCGTGCAGAGTGGCCCATCTTCGATTCGCTGGCGAGAGCTGGACGCGCAGGTGGAGGCGCTCGCTCAGTCGATGGCGCGACGCGGACTCCGACCGGGGGACCGAATCGCCTTCCTTGGCGCGCCCAGCGCCGACTTCCTGATCGCATGGCTTGCCATCATGCGAGCTGGCGGCGTGTATGTCGGACTCAACCCGCGCTACACGGCGTCCGAGGTGCTGCACGCAGTCGAACTGACGCAAAGGGGGGAGACGTTTGAAATGACCTCGGCCACGACGGGCTCGGCGACCCAAAAAGCGGCCAAGGATCAATGACTTACGGCCGCGAGCCGGCAGCAGGCGCGAACGTTTAATTTGAGCCGCCGGGTGACCAGAAAGCGCGCGAGAGCTGCCGGAAAACCGCCCGCAAGGCGCATTCGAGGTGTGCTCAACCGGGCTTCGAAGCGCCCTTTCCGGGCCGCCGCGTCCGGGGCTCGGCGGTGGCCGGATCGTAGTTCGTGATCAGCACCTCGCCCACGCCCTTGCGCGTGCCACCTTGGCCGATGGTGTATCGCGTCTTGACCGCCTCGATCCGGAATGCTTCGAAGATGCTCCGCACCTCGGGCCGGTCGTTCAGGCTCAGGATGAAGCGGCCCTGAACGCCCGAGAGCAGCTCGGCCAGGCGCTGGAAATCCTCGCGGCCGAAGATGCCCGGGCCGTAGTCGCCCTCGCAGCCGTAGTACGGCGGATCGACATAGAACAGCGTCTCGGGTCGGTCGAAGTGCCGCACCACCTGCTCGAAAGGCCGGTTCTCGATCCAGCACCGAGCCAACCTGAGGTGCGCCTGGCTCAGGTCCTCCTCGATCCTCGTCAAGTTCAACCGCGGCGGCGCCGTGGCCGAGATTCCGAACGTCGGCCCGTCCACCTTGGCGCCGAAGGCGCTCTTGCTCAGGTAGTAGAAGCGCGCCGCGCGCTGGATGTCGGTCAGCGCATCGCCGGGCGTGCGCAGGAAGCGGTCGAACTCGTCGCGCGCCACCAGCATCCACCGGAACTGGGCGAGCAGCTCGGTGAGATGGTTCTTGGTGCAGCGATAGAGGGTGACGAGGTCGCGGTTGATGTCGTTGACGATCTCCACCTTGCTCGGCGGCTTGCGGAAGAACACCCATGCCGCCCCTGCGAAGACCTCGCAGTAGCTTTCGTGCTCGGGCATCCGCTCGACGATGGTGTCGGCCAGCCGGCTCTTGCCGCCGAGCCAGGCCAGGGGGCTCTTGCGAGCGCTGTAAGGCACCTCGTGGGGTGCCGGTGTGGTCCAGTGCATCAGCCTCGTTCCTATACTGCCCCTGCCTGGTACCAGGTGGCGGGGCCTTGGCCAAGACCGTGCGCAATCACGGTGGAGGGGCTGGCCGCGGTGTTCCCGCACTGCGGCCGGTCGCCCCGTCTTTTTTCGCCAGCGGCTACCATTGCGGTGTGCCGGTGGACTGGAAATGCTCCATGCCCCAGGGCCGACGAGCCGAAAGCTCGGCCGGCCGTGATTACGAGGACGTAGCGCCCCTCCCGGCACGCCGCCGCTCACTGCAGCCTCCCGGTCAGTAGCACATAGCGGCCAGGCCCCGTCAGGTCTGACGGCTGCGCCGACCCCAGCGATATCACTTGCAGGCTGCTGCCGCCTTTGGCGGCGACGTTGGGCTTCAGCACCACCTTGGCTATCCGGCCCGGAGCGTTCGGCATCTGGCCTTGCGGCACGACCACGAGGGTGCGCAGTTCGGTGTCCCAGAAGACCGCCTGGTAGTTGCGCAGCGCCGAAGGGAGATCGTCGATCCACTCCTGCGGCCACACCTGCTGCGGATTCGCCTTGGCCTTGTGCCGGCCGGCGAGGTGCGCCGTGCGTCGATCAAGCACTGCGATCGCGGTCGATTCGAGATCGAGATCGGGCACTTGGCTGCCGAGCTGGCCAAGCACCCGGCTGTCGAGAAAGCCGACGATCTGCGCCTCGCTGCGCGGCCGCCCGCTCTTGGCCACCTCCCCGGCGAACGCCACCCAGTTGCTTCGGATCGCGGCCAGGTACGCGGGCGTGATCGTCTTGTCCACAAGCGGGCCGCGCAGCTCGGCGGGCAGGCGCGCGAGCTTCTCGCCCAGCGCCAGCTCGGGGGCGATCCAGGCGCGGCCGACGTTGTGGTCCCAGCCGGGGTCGATGCCGACGGGCACACGGTCCACCACCTGGCCATCGCGCCTCACGTCCCGCGTGCCGGTTCGCAGCGGCTCTGCGACGCTGAGCCCCTTGCTCTGCATCTCGGCCTCGCTATAGGCACGCACGGTGCAGCGGCAGCCCCAGCCGTTGGGCGGGTAGTGGGTGCTCCAGAAGGCATCGCCGATGGGGTAGATGCGTCCGGCCCACTGCCGGTGCTGCGGGCGCACGCGGGCGTCACCGGCTGTGCGGTACTGGAGGTAGGGCCGCCGGTCGGCGTTGGCGACAAGCTGCTGCCAACGGCCCGCCATGTGGGCGGTGCGCATGTTGGTGTCGAAGATCACCCGCGTGCGCCAGCCTCGCTTGCCGTTGTACGTCCAGCCGTAGCGCTGCACGGTGGCGTCGAAGGCCTTGCGGAACGCGGTGATGGTCTGGCCTTGTGCCTTCGCGTCCACGAGGGCCTGCTGAAGGTCGCGCGCCAGGTCGGCGCTGGTGGCGCCGGCCACCGTGAACACCTTGGCGTGAACCGGCCCGGCCAGGCTGTCCCAGCTCAGGCTCGCCTCGGGCAGCTTGCCCTTCAGGAAGCCGATGGCCTCGTCGAAGCGCACGCCGAACGGTCGCGCGGTCACGGCGTCGGCATCGTCGGCCATGTCAGGCGGCGTTGCTGGCGGCGCCGGCCAGCACGTGGTAGCTGAACGCCCGGTCGAGCACTTCGCGCAGGCCCTCGTCGTCCATTGCGCCCACCATCGCACCGAGGTCTGCAGCGAACTCCTCCAGGCTGCGACCTTGCGCCTCGTACTCAGCCAGCATGCGGGCAACGGGCTCGATCATCCGGTCCTCGATCGCACGGTCGGCGGCGGTAGCGGCCAGCTCGATGGCCTCGGCCTCGGTCATACCCCCGGCGCGTGCGAACTCGAAGCCCGGGATGCTGCGGATGGCCATCGCCAGCTGTTGCCCCGCCGCTCCGGCGCCTGCATCTTCGCCACCCGAAACTCCGGCGCCTGGATCGCCCTGCAGCGTGCCGGCTTGGGTCGTGCCCGGGGCGTTGTCCTGACGCGCAGCAGGCGCTGCCGCCTCTCCGGCTGCGGCCGGGAAGGCGTCGTCCGGGTCTTTCGAGTCGGCCTCCGGGATGCCCATCTCCTCCAGGAAGGCTTTGCGCGAAGGCCGTGCGCCCAGCTTGTGCGCCGCCTCGTAGACACCAGCACGGTCCGCCCCGGCGTTCTCCTGCTTGAAGAACTCCAGCGTCGGCGGCGCGACGCCGTCGCCGAAGTTGAAGAGCGTGATCCAGCGGAAGATATCGCCCATCGACGCGGCGGCGATGTCGCGCACGCTGTCGTCGATGCTCTCTTGCCGCTTGAGTGCCGTCTCGCTCGCGGCGCGGGCGCCGGCGCCGTCCAGCTCGGCCACCATGGCCTGGCCCGTCAGCGCCTTGCTCAGCTCGCGGTTGGCCAGCGCGATCAACTCGCGCTGCGGCAGCGCACCCGCACCGCTGCCGCTGGGCACCAGCAGCTCCAGGCCGTTGCCCTCCTGCGTGACGACGTAGCTTGCCTCCAGCATGTTGGCCAGCGCAGCCTCGAAGCGGTCGATCTCCTTGTCGTCGGTGCCCATCGGGTAGCGGCCCACCGGCCAGGGCAGCCCGTGCCGCTCGCAATACTTGACGAAAGTCCGCCAGCCGCCGGTCTTGAAGGTCCAGACCCAGAAGCACGCCGAGAGCACCGCCACCCCATACGGGTTGTCCATGTCGGCCATGTGCCGGCTTATCACGAAGCGGTATGGGTCCTCGACCACCGCGCCCATGGGCATGCTGCGGCTCACCAGCATCGCCTGCCCGTGGGCGTCGAATCTGAAGCGCCGGCCCGGCCGATCGAGCACCTGCTCGGGGAGGTACTTGCCGGCCTGCATCGCCCACACCAGTTCGTGCGGGCGGTAGCCCGTCATAAAGGCGCTGGACATCTGCCAAAGCACCTCCGGCCAATCCGCCATGTGGTTGGGCCGGTTGCGCTGCATCCAGTCCTGGCACAGGGCCTGGGCCTGCAAGCTCTTGGAGTCGTCCTCGTCGCCGGCGACGATGCGCGACTGGTGGCTGCGATGGTTGCCTCGGATGGAGCGGATGTCGCCCAGCACATGCGGGTCGGCGGCGATGCTCCGATGCACCAGCTCGGCCCGGCCCATCTCGCGCAGGATGGGATCCGGGTTGGGCAGCGCCATCAGCGTGTTCAGCCAGCGCATCGGGTCCGTGTCCGGGCCTGCGATGGGCTGTCCGAGCTGGCTGGCCAGCCGGCGCATCATGGTCTTGAAAGAGGCGAGCGGGTTCATCGGTCAGGCCCTCGTGGCTTTGCCCAGGCGCACGCGCGGCACGCCACCGGCGCGCTTGAGGCACAGCCGCCAGAGCATCTGCAAGGCGTCGGGCCCGTCGTCGTGGTCGGCCTCGGGCCAGTGGCGCACCTGGGAGTTGAAGACCGAGTGCCGCTGGTTGAAGAGGATCAGCCCGTTGCTCACGTGCGGCGAGACGGACTCGATCAGGAGATCCTTGTCGCCTTGGTTGCGGATGCCGATGGCGGGCACCGGCATCCCACGCGCGGCGCTCTGCGTCACGATCTGCTGGCGGAAATACTCCTGGAAAGCGGTGTCTTCCACGCCCCAGACCAGGCACCGGTACTCGGCGTGGAAGGCGATGAGCTTTTCGAGCTGAAGCTCCGGCCGCATGCGCGCCACCACTGCCTCGACGATGCTGAGCTTGGTGATGTCGCGCCTGAAGCCGCCGACGAGGATCGCCGCCGGGTCGCCCTTGCGGTGCATCTTGCCCAGGCTCGGATCGAGCACGCCGTGGAAGAGCCATTGCGCATCGGGGTGTACCCAGAACTTCATGCCGCTGAACGGGGCCTCCTTGTCGTTGCTCGGGTCGTTCTGGTACTCCGCGTCGAAGGAGCGATGCCCGCTCGCGCGGATCATCATCAGCTTGATCAGCGGGCGCACGCTGGGCCAGCTCACCACGGCGCCGCGGTCCATGTCGTCGCGGCGCTGCAAGTAGAACGCCATCGCGGGGCTCTTTGTGGCGTCCGTGGCGTCGGGCGAATCGCTATAGGGCACGGCCTCGTCGCCCTGATCCTCGCCCTCCATGCCGGCCTCGGCGAGGTACAGCTCCTCCCACTGCTCCCACAGGTCCATCCGGTGGGGCCACTTCAGGATGGCCTGGAACTTTCGCCGCACCCAGCGGCGCTTCTTATGGAAGCGGTTCGCGGCGCTGTCGTAGTGCGCGATCGTGTTGTTCCACAGCACGTCCATCGAGCCATCCGGCGGCCCCAGCGGCAGCACCTCGTCGGAGACGTACTTCTCGGTCTTGTCCCGCTGCTCAGGCGTGGCGATCGCGGTCGGGTCTTCGAGATCGTCGATCAGCACGAAGTCGGGGCGATACGGCCCGTGCGAGATGCCGCGGATGCGCTTGCCACGGCCGTAGGCCTGGAGCTTGCGGTTGTTCGCGGTGACGATCACTCCGGTCTGCCACACGCGCCCGCGCCCTGCCTTGCCCGGGTAGTCCATCGCGAGGCGCGGGTTGTCGGTCAGCTCGGTCTTGATCGCTTCGAGGAAAGCCGCCGACTGATCCCACGAGGCGCTGAGCAGAGGCATGAAGTGCTTGCGCTCGGTGAGCACGAGCCAGATCGGCAGCAGCTTCCCGCCGATCGTCGTCTTGGCCTCGCCGCGTGGTGCCGAGAGATCGATGTACTGGCCCGTCGGGTGGTCGATGAGCTGGGGGATGTTGTCGAACAGCCAGCGGTGGAACTCGCTCTCGTCGGGGGACTTGAGGTAGTGCGGAAAGTACGTGCGGCAGAAGAACCTGAAGTCGTTCTGCGCCCGCGTGACGCGAAGGTCCCGCGCCGCCGCGTCGGTGGAAAAGCCGCTGCACTCGGCTGCGATCAGATCGCGCTGCGCCTGAGCGTAGGACGCGAGCTGTTCCAGGAACTCCTTCTCGCGGAGCTGCTTGCGCTTGGTCATGCCGCGGCTCTCTCAGCCACCCTTGCCGAACGCGCGCACCAGGTCCGGGCCCAGCTCTTCGCAGGCATCGACAAAGGGCTTGTGCAGCTTCGGGAAGCGCTGCGCGAACACGCCGGCGAGCCAGCGGATCAGGTCCATGGCTGCCGCGAGGCGATTCGTGTTGGGCGAGGCGTTGGCCGCCGCGCCCAGCGCCTTGGTGTAGCCGTCCATCAGCGCCACGAGCAGCTTGCCGCGCACCTCGGGCTTGATGGCCTTGTCGTCGCGCAGCGCCTTGATGGTGGCCATGCACTCCTCGGCGATCAGCGCGAAAAGCTCGCTGGCCAGCTCTTCGATGGCGCCAGTGGTCATGCGCTTGGCCGCGCGTGCCAGATCCCAGTCGTCGCCGTCGTCAGCGGCGGTGCGCTTCCAGTTGCGCGCGGTGTTGTATGGCACGCCGACCTTCGCCGCAGCGCTACTCAGCGGCAGGCCCTGCACGTAGTGCGCCCGGACCTTCTTGCGCGTCGCCGTGTCGTAGGCCACAGGGCTATCAGCCGGCCTTGATGGTGGCGATCGTTGCCGAGACGATGGCGCTGACGACGCCGCCCGATGCGGCAGCGACGCCGGCCTGGCGGATCGCAGTCTTGCGCTCCCGGCTCTCGACCTCCCCGACCCGCTCGTGCAGCGTACTCACCCGCTCGTTGATGTCGGAGAGCCGTGCCTCCATCAGGTGGCGCAGATCGTCGATGCGGCGGTGGATGTCCGAGTGGTTGGCCTGCATGAGCTGCTGGATGGCAGCGAGCTGACCACCGACTCGGGCGATCTCGGCAAGCGCCGTGGCGCTCACGCTCTCGGCAGTGGGTGGAGTGCTCATGCTCGATTTCTCGGGTGCTTGGGTGCGCCTGTGCGGGTCAGCGCGGTGCTGGGCTCGGCGGGGTGTCTTGCTGGAAGGCCTCGCAGCCCTCACCGGGCCGCTGCAGCCACTGCAGCAGGAGGCAGAGCTGGTTGGCCAGCAGGTGATAGAGGCGCGCCACCTCCCGGTGGTTGGCCTCCAGGTCGCGCATCCGGCCCGAGGCTGCTGGAGGCAGCGTTCGAGGCGGCATCGTCAGGTTGCTCGGCGGTGGCACCAAGATCGGCGCTGGCGCCGGCGTTGGCAGCGTTCCAGTCGCGCAGCCGCTCAGCAGGCAGCACGCAAGCGTCCACCGGGTCAGGCGCTGCATGGGCCGCCTTGCGGTCGAGCTGCCTGAAGCGCGCGTCGATGCGCTCGCGCTGCACTTCCCGCGCCGCGCCACTGGCCTGGCTGCGAGCGATAGCCGTCTGCGCGTCGAGCACCACCTTCGCGTGGCCGGCAGCGCCCTGCTCGCGTGCCTGCCGTTCGTAGCGCGCCTGGCAAGCCGCAGCGCCGTCGTGCCGGCCGACAGCCCAGCCCGCGGCGGCGACCGCCGGCACCGCCACCGCGGCCCAGGCCAGCGCCTTCCACGCCGCCCAGCGCGAGCCCAGCCAGGCCAGGGGGAAGCCCATGCTGCTGCCCGCTCACGCGATGCACCGGCCCGGCCCCCAGCGCGAATAGGCCGGCTGGATTTCCAGCAGGATCGCGCGCGGGTAGTGCTCGTTCTCGCGCTGCGACGCCGGGCTGATGCCGGGGTTGAGCGCACAGGTGGCGCCCAGGCAGCGTGCGGGGTCGGTGCCCGCGCTGCGGGCCTGCTGCTGCCGGCGATAGACCCAGCCGAGGCCGCCGTTGTAGGCCGCGAGCGTGAAGGCCATGCGCTCGCAGTCGTCCGCGGCGATGCGGATGCGCTCATGCAGCCAGTGGTCGTACACCACCAGCGCGCGCAGGCCCCAGGTGGGGTTCAGCGGCGCCCGCTCGACGAGGCCGGCGTCGATGCCGCCGATCCACCTGGCCGTGGCCGGCATGAACTGCGCGATGCCGAGCGCGCCAACAGGGCTGCGCGCATCCTCGCGCCAGCGGCTTTCCTGGTGCACCTGCGCAGCGAAGGTGGCGATGGGGGCCTCCAGCCCCCATACGCGCCGTGCCTCACGCCGCAGCGTGAGCTGGTGGCGCTCTGCGGCACGAGGCACCACCACGCTTCGGGGCGCGGCGGGCCCTTGCTGCGCGGCCTGCGCAGTGCCCAGCACCACCGTGCTCAGCGGCAGCGCCAGCAGCCACGCCAGCAGGAACAAGGTCATGAGCTTCGCGGCGAGCTTCATGTCCTCACGCTCCCAGACCGACGCACACCAGGCACGCCGCCACGACGATGGCCCGCCTGAGCGTGGCCTGGCCGAAGGTGGGATCGGTGATCGGCGGGCTCAGATACATCGCCCCGCCCGTATCGGCGCTGATGTGGGCCGAGCGCGAGTGTCCAGGTCCTTCGAGGTACTCGTGCGGGCGGTCATAGGGGAACAGCGCCCGGTCCAGCCAGTAGCCGCCCCATCCGCCCAGCGACATGAGGTTGGCCTTGTAGACCGTAACGGCCAGCAGGTTGCCGGGGTCCACCTGGTGCAGCGCGTAGGCCAGCACGAACAGCAGCACCGATAGCACGCCCCACAGGAGCATGCGCGGCGGCGGGCGTTGGGCGGTCGATGCACTCATGAGCGGGGACTCCGAAGGTGGGTGGATGCACACACCGCCTGTGCGCTTGCACTGCGGAAGCCTCAAGTGTTTCGAGCGGGGCTCGAACGGTCCTTGTGAAACGTTTCACAGGGACGCCAAGCCCGCGCGCGCGCGAGCATCGAGCCTCGCTTCGACCCCAACCTACGCAGCAGGGGCTTCAATGACCAAGACCGTGCGAATCGAGAACGCCGACCAGGCCATCTTCAAGGTGAAGGTGCAGGTGTTCGACAAGAACCCCGACCCGACGCAGCCCGACATCCTGGTGCGCGAGATCGACCTTGACCATCCGACGGCGATGACGCCTCCGGACCTGTACATCACGAGCACCCGGTACCTCGTGGTGAAGGAAGCGCCTTGAACACCGAGCAGGTGCTGACCGCCCTGCGCGATCTGCCCGCCCGCCACGAGGGCGACGAGCGCGAACTGCTGGAGGCGCTGGACAGCGAGGCCGAAGGCTGGCGCATGCGGCTGAGCGAGCCGGACGACGAGTAGGCTCGTCGAGCTGATGCCATGACGGAAATCGGTGTGAGCCAGCAATCGCGGGGGGGGGGGCGGGGGAACGCTGGCGAGCTGCGCCAGGTCGCCGCGCTTTTCTGCCGCACCGACACCCACTACACGC